GTATGGGCAAGGATGCTCGACTGGCTCGAGTGATTGATCAGTATCCGGTTGTGTTGCCAAACGTGCCAGCAGACAAAACTAAAAACAATCCACAACCTCCAGGATCAGCAGTGCTGGCTCCAGAGTATCTGGATCGTATCACGACCTATCCGGGCATGATCGCCAACATCGCCATGCTAGAAGAACGAGCTGATGGCATAGGCACTGTGAATACCTTGCCCGAGATTGATGGAGTCAATAGACGTATACCCTTGATTGTTGCGGTCAATGGTCAACTATATCCCAGTCTCAGTATAGAAACCTTGCGTGTGTTAGCACAAGATACCACATTCCAGGTCAAGCTAAATGAACTTGGTGTTGAAAAGATGCGTATCCCCAAGTTTGGTCCTGTGACCACAGACAACCTGGGACGCATCTGGATAGACTGGAGCCAGCGCAACAAGACTGTGAGTGCTGTCAACTTGCCAGCGGACTTTGGCGGTGCTGTGGTCATAGTAGGAGTGACTGCCGCGGGCATAGGTAATCCAGTGCCAACTCCTGTGGGTGCTGTATGGCCCAGCGATGTGCAGGCTAGTGTTATAGCTACCATGATCAACAATGTGGTCATACAAAGACCCGCATGGGCAGACGGAGCAGAATTGATCACACTGGCCTTGGTCAGTATCTTATTATTATTTTTAACAAGGTGGACTTATGTTGGACTCACGACCGTTGGTGTATTGGCTGCTAGTAGTTCCATCCTTCCTTACTATCTGTATGATGATTTTTTATTCTTATTCGATGCTACTGCCGTTACATGTGGCATCATCTTGGTCGCTTTGCACGCCTATGGTGTCAAGTTCGTCAGCGAGTTCCTACAAAAACAACAGATAAAACGACAGTTTGGCAGTTACGTCAATCCTACCATAGTGGAAAGACTACAGCAACATCCTGAACTGATACGTCTTGGTGGCGAGAAGCGTGAGCTATCAGTGGTCATGACCGACATGCGTAACTTCACGGCCTTGGGCGAAAGCTATGGTGAAGCTGGAGTAGAAGACTTTACTCAGGTCATGAACAGTTACATGACAGCACTGAGTGTGCCTATTCTCAAGAATGATGGCACCTTGATCAAGTTCATTGGTGATGCCAGTCTTCATATACACGGTGCTCCCATTGAAGATCCAGATCATGCTAGACGTGCTGTTCAAACTGCCTTGGAAATGATCGAAGCAGTCAAAGGATTCAACCAAGAATTAGCTGCATTAGGCAAGCCACCAGTTGGCATGGGTGCTGGCGTGAACACTGGTGAAATTGTTGTGGGCAACATAGGTGCCAAAACCAAGTTTGGTTATGATGTGCTAGGTGACGCTGTCAGTTTGGCCGCACGTTTAGAAAGTCAAACCAAGGGCTACGGCGTGTTGATTATCATTAGCGAAAATACAGCCCGTCAACTGCAAGGTGCGTTTCCATTATGGGAATTGGACAACATCGCTGTCAAAGGCAAAACAGAACCTGTGCGTATTTTTGCCATAGAAGAAGCTACTACAGAACATGAAGATTTCTTGAAACTGTATTATGCTGGCGACTGGAAAACGGCATTGTCTTTGATACTCAAGTGCATTACGGCCAAACCTGATATGGAAAAATATTATAAATCCATGCAGGAAAGATTGGTTACTGGAGTACCTGACAACTGGGATGGTATATACAGAGCCACCAGCAAGTGATCAAATCATGCGTCCAATCATGTGATGTTTCAACCAGCTGTTGATCAGCATGTCTTGATAAAATGGTCGTATCAATTGTTGTATTAGCCATGTGTTATAGTCTGTACATGGTTGTAGAAAAAAAGTATTATACGCGGATAAAAATGGGCAGACCATGCTTAACTGTTGCCGCCGCGTGATTCTTTCTCTTCCACAGTTCGATTGATTTCATGTTCAGCAACCACACGCTCGTGTTCAATAGTTTTGCCACGCAGATGTAGTACTGTGTTTACTTTTTGATTGAGTCGTATTAGATCATTGTCCAGCATACGGATACGATCGATCAAGGCAATTAACACTGAGTTGGCATCGTTGATGACTGGTTTCACTTCCCGGGTGGCCCATTCCCACACATACTTGATGATGTAGCCCATGCCAACTGCCATGACAATTGGAAAGCCATATTTGTTTACTAATTCAACTACATCCATTTTAAATCCTTTTTGATATCAATCACGTCTGGCGTCAGATTTACCATCAGCCCTGGCAATACGTTCAACATCTGGTCGTAAACCCAGAGCGTTTGATACAATCGTATCAATACGCACCACGTCGTGGTTCATGGTTTTAACTCTGTTATCAAGTGCCGTGATAATGCTGGCCATGCCTTTGATACTGCTGAGCACACCAGCCAACAACAACTTGATTGTTAGATACACAAAGTATCCGCCGGCTAGTGCGGTTGCTATTGGAAATCCCAAATCCCCAATGATTTTAAATACATCGCCCATTTTGGCTCCTCGACGGCGTTTGCACCGTTCTTTTTATACAAGTATTTATAGGGTGTTACTGAGAATTAAGTTTATGGTTTATTATAGACTTGATATTGTTGATGGCTGCCAAATTGGGACTAACAACGGATGTGTTATTAGTGACCCATTTCAAGATGGCAGGATCAGATAACAGTTGTTCCCAACGATCCTGCCAGGCCTGATAATTTTTAGTAAATTCTACGTCTACGAGTGCAGTTGTTAAGTTAGCAGTTAATTCACCTGTTACTAAATTAAAAAATTCTTGGCTGAAAAAATGTTGCTGATTATATTTGGCTATAGCCTGTGCTTCTGCTAGTTTTTTTTCTTGAACAGGTGGTCCCCAGTTGGCAATCTGCGCCATAAGATCTGTTATGGCACACAGGCGCTGCTCGGGATCTTTGATAGCATCATAACTTTCATCCCACACATCGCCAAATGTTTTAAACCCATAACTACGTAAGTATTCTAAACTGCCTGCTGTAGCCACAAGTACAAACGGTTGAGCTAGAGCAATTGGTCTTAGGCTTTTTTCAGTGAGTTGTATACGATCATCGTCAAACAAGGTTTCTAGTACCACTTCAATGTCCGTAGCATTATAATCGCCAGCATCAAAGTCGGCACTGTAATGACTTGGAGTTCCGTTTATAGGAAAATGATCTTCTAGTACTGTTTGTGGGCGCCACGCAGGATTTTTAAATTCGTGACAATCATAGTGTATTCCCAGTTCAGGTTCGACAGGATTAATCGAGGTCTGGCATAAATCTTGTAAATTCAACTGCACCAACAACTCAGCAAAACGCAATCGATATTCTCTAGTACCTGACCAGGCCCGATTATACACAAGAAAAGTTTTTTTAGATTGTTTTTTTAACACAACATGCGTGGCATACCTAAACCAATCCAGTGCTATCACAGCATGACTCCACCAATACACTGGTACGAATTGATCTTGTTGATATTTTTCAACATTTATACTTTGTCGTTCACTGTGTAGTAATAAAACTTTTTCATACACAGTGCGATGCTTTAAAAAGTGAGGCAATCGAATAAATGTTGGAGGCCATACTTTCCTTTCAACAGTTTTGTAATATTGGTAATCTAAAGGTTCTTGGTCGTTGCAATACAACGAAATGCTCAGCTGAGCAATTTGCCAATTTTCATCCTTTAAGGGTGTCATGTCTTCAACATTTTTTGAACCATGAGAATAAAAACGATAAATTAATACACGGTCCTGGAAGATGTCTTGGATCACAGATTCAATGAAATGATACAAGCGGTCTAAAGGAATACTCATTGAATCTATTTACACAATATTGCTACCAGGGTAAAAAATGATCACACACTATAAAATTCCAGTTTTTTGGGACCTTGAATATCAAGATCTTGACTATGTGAATGAGTCATTCAATGATGTTGAGTTGCTAACCAAATGGACAGCACTTGGATATCCCGATCGATTCACTGGAGACATGTGCGATATGCGTCATCGCCAACCTGCGTGGAACACAAGATTTGTTGAACATTTTGCCGCCCGGGGCTGGAAAGATATTGGCACCAGTTATTATCGCATGAACACTGGCACAGTATTACCCACACACGGAGACTTATACAAGCGATATGTTGAGTTATTTGATCTCCAAGGTCGCGAACACTGTATACATCGTGCTATAATATTTTTACAAGACTGGCAGTCAGGGCACTATGCTGAATATGAAGGTCGGCCATTTGTGAACTGGTCGGCTGGTGACGTAGTAGAATGGTGCTATGACACTGAACATATGGCTGCAAACCTAGGACTAGATCCTAGATATACATTACAGATAACAGGATGGGTATGATCAACTCAAGAGACGAATGGAGTCCACTAGAAGAAATAGTAGTGGGTTCGGCTACCAATTCCAATTGGCCCACTTGTGATCCGGTGTTTGCCACAGAGTCCAGTCGCACAGCCTGGACTGAAACGCCTGTGCCTTCAGGACCAGTGCCCAGCTGGATCGTTAATGAAGCCAATCATGAACTAGATATTCTAGCTGAAACTATTGTGCGTTACGGAGCCACAGTGCGCAGACCCGAACCCATGGACTTTGTTGAGTTGGGTGGCATGTACAATTACTGTCCTAGAGATCGATTGCTCATTGCCGGAACTACCGTAGTAGACTGCAACATGATGTATCCATGTCGCAATCAAGAAATTGAAGCGTTACGAAAAGTAATCGGCGATGCTAGGGTCGTTACCATGCCCAGAGATTCAGGCATGATCCTGGATGCAGCCAATGTGTGCAGACTCGGCGACACTTGGTTGTTCTTGGAAAGCAATAGTGGTAACCGTGCCGCGTACAAATGGTTGTGTGAACAATTTCCAGAAATCACCATAGAGCTGTGTAATTTTTATTCAGGAGTACACATTGACAGCACCATTGTGCCAGTACGTGAAGGCTTGGTCCTGCTAAACGGCAGTCGAGTACATCACGATAATTGTCCACAAGCCTTTAAGGATTGGCATAAAATTTACGTCCACGATGTTGTAGCACAAGATTTCCACGAATATCCCTATGCATCCAAGTGGATAGGATTAAATATGCTGGTGCTAGATCCTGAAACGGTGATTGTAGATGCTGCACAAACAGGATTGATTGAAACTTTGGAAAATTGGCATTTTACAGTGATTCCTTTGACTCTCACACACTCAAGAACATTAGGCGGTGGGTTCCATTGCACCACTTTAGACACAAGGAGAAAGAATTGAATATCAGTTGGGTATTAGCAGATAACGTAGTATTAGATCCTACACAGGAACTGGAGCCGCTCAAGCATATTGGTAGCTTTTGGGGCAGTTGGCGCACCTGGCGTGCTTACCAAACTGACAATGTGATCTGTCACGATCCAGCCAAGGTCGATGAACTGCTCAAACGAGCATTCCAGGCCGCTTGTAATTTTTTTATACCTAACTCTGCATATGTGGCCCTGGATCGTCCGTTAGGAGTGCAACTTTACGAAGGCGATTTTGTACATGATCTAGATCGCAAAGAAGAAATTGTGGCCATGCATTTGGCAGCAAGCCGCAGTGATATAGTTCTGCTAGTGGGTTTTGATTTTACTGAACAACCACGTAATTCTGATCGCATGGTGGAACATCAGGCACAGCATCATCGTGGATTGGCCATGCAGGCTATTAAAGACAACCCTGAAATACAATGGGTACTAATAGATCACCCAGGCGACATACATCCAGCCATGGCTGATTTACCAAATCTAACACAAGACACCATGAACAACGTATTAGAATTGTTATCTGAGTAGGCATGGAAGATTTTATCAGAGTATGGTCTAACAAGGTTCCGCAACGGCTTTGCCAGCGTGCCATAGAGGCCTTTGAAGATATTGTTGACAATCCTGCGCACAAAGAGCATGTGTCTAACAATGCCACACAGTTTAGTGAATCATCAAATCTGGGTAGAAGAGATCTTGCTATTTTTTTGCAAAATGAAAATTTCAATCAATGTGGCCTATGCGATGACATACTGGCATATCTACACAGTTCATTATTGGAATACATTGAAGAATTTGGACAGTTTAAAATGATGCCGTTGTCCAACAAATACGATTTGAAACTGCAAAGGACCTTGCCCATGGGTGGTTACCATGTCTGGCACTACGAAAGTGACAATCCTGAACGCTTGGTCAGACAACTGGTCTGGATGATTTATCTCAACGACATGCCAGACGGAGAAGCTGAAACCGAATTTCTTTACCAGGGCCGACGAGTGGTACCAACCCAAGGTACTGTTGTGCTTTGGCCTGCTGGACCTACACATATACATCGAGGTAATCCAGTCTATAGTCAAGCCAAATACATCTTGACCGGTTGGTATGACTGGGACACAAGACCATTGACATAAATGGCATTAGATCGTATAATAGTGTTTTAACTCCTACTTTGACACTATGCTAAAAAGAATTGGTTTCTGTTGCAAATGGCTAAATGATCCCAGCGAATGTGGTGGTATGAAAGTGAATGCAGTAGATCGGGACCTTAACGGGCGTTCAACTACCATGCGTTGGTTGCGTGAGCATCCGCTTGAAGCCGAACAACGGCAGTGGGACATCATGAATCACAATACTACTGCCGCGGTCAAGTTGATCGAGCGTGTGGCCACCTTGCCGCCCGAACGTAGAATGGTTCGATTAGGCAGTGAAATGCTACAGGGCTACACTGAACCTTCGTGGAAAGCCTGGTGGCAACGGCAAGAAATACAAGACCATCTTGAGCGCATATTTGCACCCATAGGTGAAACAGCCAGGCGACTGGATGTGCGACTCAGCTTCCACCCTGGACAATTTTGTGTTCTGGCAAGCGAAGCTGACGAGATAGTAGAGCGAAGTAT